TATATTTTGATAAGTATCATATTCAGTTACACCTTGTGTGTTTACTGTTAAAACATATGAACCGGTTGATTGTACTATTGAACTATTAATCCAATCTATTACATCAGGATAAAATGTTCCTGATTGAAATAATGAACCGGTAACTTTTACTATTGATGATGATACAACTAATTCATTATCTGCAACAATATCAATACGTTTTACTGAACCATAATTATCTACCTTAACATATGTTACATCATTACCAATAAATAATTGTCCACCACTTGCTGTGATGTGTGTATCAGTTGGAGATGTGTTATATACTTCTAAGTATCTTACGTCAGATTGATTTGGTTGAATAAATATACTACCGGTACCAATAATATCTGATGAATGTAATGAACCTGTAATTTGTGTACTACCGCCTTTTACTATTAAGTTATTCTGCCAAGCAGAATAACCAACTATTACATCACCTTCACCACCATCACCGTTAATATATAACGTTCCTTGATTTAATGATGAAAAATATAAAGCACCAGATACGTTATCAGTTGACACAAAAGAATTACTTGGGAACGTTACATTCCCTTGAATTATTTGACTACCAATAAAGGTATTACTACCGGTCGTAGCAAAAGAACCTGTGTCAATAGTTGAACCTGTAATAGGTACACCGTTAACAGTAAAAGAACCGGTAATGTTTACCTGTGTTGCGCTTATCTGTATTGGTAGATTATTACCAACACCATCTTGTGCGTACTGCAATGTGCCTGTAACACCGGTGGTACTATCCGCTAATTTTATTAATCCTTGGTAGGACTCTGATACATATAAATTGGTTAATTGTCCCATATTACTTTTTGTTCATTTTTATACTTTACTCCATTTCTTTGATATCTCATTCCAAAGTTCCGCAAGCTCATACCATTTCTTATTTGCTGTAACGAATGGTAACTCCGGCAAGTCACATCTATTGTAATCAAACCCTTGTGTTATCTGTAGATTAAGCACCCATCCACCTAATGTTGTTTCGTAAGATTCTAAAAAGGGATTGACCGATGCCCCCCATACACTTTGATATTGACTTAAATACAATACAGTAAATATATCTTTGATAATCTCTAAGGTATCTGACATCACATCGCTTTGATTTGATAGGTCTGCATTGATAATATCTGATACAATAATTTGGAAATTATATATCATTTCATTTTGTGCTAATACAGCATCTGCCGGTACGGTATACATTCTTGGATACTCAGGTTCTTGCTCTGTTACTATATCATTTGTTAATTGTTCTATATCTCCAAAACCGTATGAATTAACTTGTTGGTGATGTTCAGCAATTTGTGCTAAGTCTGATAGTATTTGTTTGTAGTTAACCAAGTTAACTGATGTCGGCATTGTTAAACCGGTTATTGGTAATACACATTTATTATAGTCAAACCCTTGTGTTATCTGTAAATTAAGCGTCCATCCTGCTAATGTTGTTTCATAGTTCTCAAGGAAGGGAATTACGTTTGCTCCCCATACACTCTCATATTCTGATAAATATAATACGGTAAATATGTCTTTAACAATTTCAAGCGTATCGTTCATCACATCTCTTTGATTTGATAAATCACTATTCAATTGGTCAGCCACTATTATTTGGAAATTATATACTAATTCATTCTGTGCGAGTGTTACAACTGCCGGTACGGTATAGACTCTTGGATAGTCCGGCTCTTTCTCTGTTACTATATCATTTGTTAATTGTTCTATATCACCATAACCATATGAGTTAACTTGTTGATGATGAAATGCTATCTGCTCTAAATCACTAAGTATTTGCTTGTAGTTTACAACATTTACATCTACCGGTAATGTTAAACCTGTTATTGGTAACACGCAGGTATTATAATCAAATGGTTGTTCCAATGTTACATTGAGCGTCCATCCACCTAATATGGTTTCAAACCTTTCTAAGAAGGGTGTTGCCGGTGGTGACCATAATGGTTCATAGTAATTTGTAAATCCACCAAAGCTTGCTGTATATGATTGATATAGTATTGTGAATACGTCTTTGACAATCTCCAATGTATCTGACATCACATCGCTTTGATTTGATAAGTCTGCGTTGACTTGGTCTAAGATAATGATTGAGAAGTTATATTGTAAAGCATTCTGATTTAACAAGACTGTATCCGGTATAACATACATCTTAGGATATTCCGGCTCTTGCTTGGTCTCAACATCCATAGTGATTTGAGTAACATCCCCAAACCCAAATGAATTGATTTGGGGATGATAATAGGCAATACCGCTAAGGTCTTGAATAATTTGTTTAAAATTAGTTATACTCATATGTAATTAAATATAAAATATTACTTAGTGTGTTTTCATTTGTTGCTTCATTCTTTTTTCAATTTCCCTGTCTTTTTCAACGAGGTAGAATAATTGATTAAGCGCTCCCACAAGGGAACCCTGTAAGACGGCAGAATGCTTAGTAACATCGTCTTGTGTAATTCTATTGACAACTGCGAACCATCCAAATCTTTGTTCAAAAGACTCATCCATATTATCTTCCGGTATCTCCACATCATCTTTAACTGTTCCATCTTGGTCAGGTTCATAGTCGAAGATGCCGGGGAACGCTCTAAGTACTTCTTTGCGAATTGAATAAAAAAAAACTGTCCTCCTAAGAAGAACTTGATATCTAAATGTTTTTTAAAGAGCTCGGCTCGTTCCAACATTGTATCACTGTCATACTTTTCTATCTTGAACTTATGCTCACCATCATCTTGAATAATCGGCCGGTACATAATAGCTGTGATGATATGAATGTAATCCAACATCTCATCAGGTTTCTTGGTAATCAATGTGTCTAAGTCTACATACTCAGCAAATGATACCTCTTGCCAAGTTGGAAGGAAACCATAATCAACACCTTTTAAAGTGAATCTATCTTTGAAGTTTGGTTTATCCTGTGGGAATAAAGCCATAATGTATGTGGACAAATAATTGATTTTGTTATAGTTAACTTCTAATAGTAAATCCAATGGAGCACCAGTAACTATGTTCAATATCTTTGCAGCTAAATAACTGTCAGAGAATAATTCCTTTATCTTGAAAACTTTAACATAATTCTCAATGCTTATAAAATCCGGTAGTTTATATTCTATACCGTTTAATTCAAATTCTATATCTTTCATATTCTTGCTATGGCATATCGTGCCGTTGTATTCATATTCTTTAATTCCCAATACATCCTGAACATTAACGCATCACTTAAGTCAGGTGACTTGCCTAATATCTTTTTTTGTTCGTCCTTGGATATAACTTGTATCTTATTATCTTTATCAACATCCTTTAACCGGACTGTTAATAGTTCTTGTGTTAGTTCTTCTACTATTGATGAGTCTAATACGTTGATGCTAATCTTACCTTCTCTTATCATATCAGAGAGTTTAACGTAGCATTGACTCTTTAGGTTGCCGTAGTTTTGTTTGTGTAATGCTGAGGAGTTATTGACGAATGGTGTACATCTAATGTTATCTACAACACCGGCGCCAAGACCATCACTATCAGCAATTACTTGAGATGGGTGTATGCCGTGCTTGGCAATTAGTTCCTTAATGTTATTTGATAGTTCAACGGTATCTATCTTCTTGTACCGGACAATCTCAACCACAGTTAACCCAACCCATACAATTGCAATACTTGTATCGTTACCGAACCTCGCACAGTCAACTGATATATATTTCTTATCTGCCAGATTTGGTGCGTTCTTGTATGAAGCATTAACAATATCATCATAGTCAAATAGCTTACCAATCTCATCTGTAAAGAACCAATCACCATAGAGCAATCTTTTCTTTTGTTCTGCCGGTAAGGTATGTAACATATCAATATAATCTTGACTAACATATGGGTTGTCTGTGATTAATGATTGGATGAATACCTTACTCACCGGTAGATTACCTTCTTGGAATGGAATATAGAATATACGTTTGATGTAGTTATTGCCGGGGTTACAGGTTAATATAATCTTGGGTATTAAACTATAATCAGTTAGTTTGTATCTTATACGTGATTTAAGAATGTTATAGCAAGTCTCTGATATTTGTGAAGCTTCATCAACACCAACCGCTGTTACCTCATAACCTTGAAGTCTTTCATAGTTAGGGTCTGATGGTGTATACTCCAAGTTCTTTAATATTATAATAGAATTGTTTAATAACTTAACCGTATTGTCTTGACCATTATATGTAAAGTGTTTGTCGGGTGATAACCCCATATCCTTTAATACTTGGAATAGTGTTACCAACGTGGTTTGTTTAAGCGTGTGCAATACGGAACGACCTAAGATGTATCTTGTGCCGGTATATTGTATTGCCATCGTTGCAATTGATAAACACAATAGATAACTTTTCCCGCCGGATACTCCACCACCGAAACATATCTCTGATGTATTCTTATCAAATATATATTCCCACGCTTGTGTTTGACGTTTACTTAACTTAATATCAGGCATAAACGAAGTTTTTTACTTATCTAAAACAATGTTAATGGCAAATGGCAATCCACCGGATGTTACATCTAGTTTAACCGGTGTCTCAATGTTATATAATTTATTAAGTACGGCAAGTGTTTCCAACTCAACCTTTCTATTATTATTCTCACGGCATCTCTTTAACAGGTCGTGTAACCTCGAGAGTTGGTCGTTTAAGACACTTTCTCTCTCTTGGCTGAACCTTTCCTTCAACCGGTCTTTTGCGTCCTTGTAAATCGTTTCTGCTTGTCTTGTTGAAATGTTAAATCTTCTTGATGCTTCCTTACGAAATTCACTAAAACTTAGGGTATCGTAGAGTATCATCTCATATACTTCAACCATTCTTTCTTCGTATTGTGCTTCGTTCGTCTTACGACCACCGGCACCTTTTTCTTCTTCCATTATATTTTTAATTTTAATGTATGTATTATGTAATTCTTTAATTTTATAGCTTGAGCATTAACGCAGCTACGGCAATTGAAGTCAAAGTTCTCGTTGAATAAGAACGAATAAACCTTATTGATAAATTCTTTATGAGGTTCCAAGTTCTTATTGTAAAGTTCTTCGTATGCTAACTTAACATCCTCGGGTGATGGAACATATATATCCTCCATCTCATCTACCGGTGGTAGTTCAGTTATCTCGATGTTTTTCTTTTTACAAGCACTACACCCTCTTGGTTTCTTTTTGCTTACAGTTACTGCTTCTTTATTTCTCATATCCTCCATTCCATTTAGTTATTTCCTGCGCGTGATATTGCTCAGGTGTTAGTGGTACCGGTGTTGGTTGAGGGTTCTGTATCACCGGTGGTTTTTTGCAATTGCATCCCATCTTTATTCTATTTAAAATATAAATTATTCGTAATTTGTTTTTATGTTGTTCTTAATCTGTTCCTTGCTCTCCTTTATATATCTTGATATTGATGTAAGGGGTATAGTTGTCTTCTGTGACACTTTCTTTAGACTACCAAGCGTAAGGTACATTTCCATAAGAGATTTGCGAAACCAGTCAAGTTCTGTGAACTCCTTCTCTAATATATCGAAAAGTTCCTGCTTTTCAAATGCTTCTTGTTCGGACTCGTATGCCATATCGAAAGTTAGTTCGGTATAGGATGC